GTTTCCCAACGAACGTGGAAATCTTCCGTCCCGTGACATCCTCGCTAATGATTTCACGGAGGAAATCTTCAGAGGGCGCAACTGGATGCAGTCCAGCGTTTTCAGCATCTGCGTAAATTTGGGTCTCAATATTCGCAAATGCTTTTCCATCTGCGGCGAATGGGGTGATGTCGATATCCTTCCACGCCGGAGAATGTTCTTTGAGGCCGTTAACCAGACGGCGACGATAATTGATGTGGGTTTCCCCATCCATCGGTCGCGCTGCGCGTGCGCCGTGCATCAAATAGATGCGATCTGCCTTGACTTGAGAATCAGCGACAGCAGCGTAATCCGCATCTGTCATCTGCTTAGGCAAACGTGCCTCGACATCAGCGATACGCTTTCTGACCTCTTCTTCAGCATCAGCCTTGGCTTTTGCTTCCGCATCCGCCTTGGTTTTGGCATCTGCTTTTTCTTTGTCTTCAGCGTCTTTCTTCGCTTGCGCGTCACGTTGAGCTTGAGTGGAGTCCTTGGCGGCGCGCTTCGCATCTTTGCGAGCCTTTTTATCGGCCCTTTTTGCTTCACGTTCTTTCTCTTGACCCTCCCAGGCATCCATCCTGGCGCCGATTGAATCGAGACACTTCAATGTTTTGTCCAAAACCTCCGTGCCTCCTCCGCCACCCGCTGCGGAGAATTCACCTTCATCCGCGTCCTTTTTACCACCCTTCGCTGCCGCATCAGCCGCTGCTTTGTCAGCATCTGCCTTTGCTTTGTCAGCGTCAGCCTTTGCTTTGTCTGCATCAGCCTTGCGTGCCGCCTCAAGAGCAGCAGCTTTCTCATCGTTGTCGGCCATCGCGAAGTCTCCAGTTGTAACTGCTGATATGCCTTTCGGCGGTCCACTTTTATCCCAAACACCTACCTGGCAAATTGCCAAATGATCCAATAACCTGGGTTTGCCCTCAATAAGCAACACATTATCATTATTAGTCCTAAAGTATTTATCATCACCTGTTAAAACTACTGCCGGTGACGTAGAGAGGATATTCTCTTTCATAATACGAGCGGCAAAATCATCCCAAACTTTAACTATAGCCCAAACATCTTGTCCTTTGATATACGGTATAAAAATTGAGCCTATGTTGCGCTCCACATACTCTTTTGTATTCAGAGTAGCAGATTTAGGATGCTCAAATACAACAGGTAATCCATAACAACGCTTTAGAAAACGCTCATTAAGATAAAGTGAACTGTCGCGCCAGACGTATTCATCAATTCCAGATCGGTACGAAAGGCCAGTGCCCGTTACTCTAATATCAAACAGCCAAAGATTCATATATTTTTGAGGCGAAGCAATTTCGCCCTTTACCATCATTTCAGCTATTTCTAGCTCGTCTGCATTCAATTTCCTTAAAGTAACTTCCAAATTCGGATGTAGTGGTTCAGGCGGATGTTCTATTGGCGCCCAAATATATTCAGAATGTTCTTTATTCAATTTAATCTTAAATTCATCTTCAATTAATTGAGTATATGTAAGATAATCCTTTTCTTTTGTGACGTCGGTTTCATCACCCTCTTTCTTTGTAATTTGCCGATTAATTTCAAATAATTTACCTTTTGGTCTTTGGCCCGCCTCTTCAATAGTTTCTCGTATCGCGCCTTCTTCGTGAGACTCACCGTCTTTTAAATGTCCGCCAGGAATAGACCACTCTCCAGAATGATCTCCGTGGCCAGATCGTTTGAGGAATAGAGCCTTTCCTTCCCTCGTAATAAATAAGATGCCAGAGCATCGTTCCATTAGAGCGGATTTCTCTTACTCAACAAACCAGGTTCCATTTGTGAATCTTCTTTACCTTCTTCACCTTCCGATTTAGTGAAAACACCACCAGCGTTTCTCGGATGCGCTGCTTCTTCAAAAGCATCAATCTTTTTCTGATCTTTCGCGATCCTCGCATCCGCCATTCTTGAACGAACAGCATCTTGTCTCATCCGACGCTTTGCCATAAAAGCATCCATGCGCTTCGTGAGTGCATCTGTTCTTGAGACAATTTCATCAAGCTTAGTGGCCATATCGGTCCTCTGACGTTAGTGGCACAATTTCCAAATTCCCCAAACGATCAGGGAAACAACCATAATGAAACAAAGAAACATAGTAGCTGCTTCACGACCTGGGTATTTTGCTGCCGGAAAGCTATAATCATCGTCAAAATCATCAGGCATTATTGTCTACTCAGCAATGCAGCATCATTAGCGCGTTTTCTACGTTCTGAAACCTCATCAAGATAATCTACAACAGAATCATTTAAAGAATCACTCTTGGCACCTACGCTAGTTCCACTGCCACCTCCAAATGCTTTCCCACCAAATCCTTTACCCTTCTTTTCACCCATAGGATTTGCACCTTGGGATTTCTGCATACCCATTTCTTGCTCTTGCTTCATCTGTTCTTCAGAATACTGTGCCATCTTCTTGGCATCAATCTTAAATGGTGTCGGGAACAATATCTTCATATCATTAAAGTTATCAACTGCTGACTCGATAAGCATTTCCTTGCTAATTGGATCAGCCATAGGCAATAGAGTATCCATCAGCGCGATAATAGATCGCAGCTTGACATTTGCAACTTTGATTTTCTCTGAATCGGGCTCAGTCAATAGGCTGGGCCACACGGCAATGAAGTGATTAGTCCACTCAGTAAATGCTTCGTTAAATGATTTGCCTTTATATTCTTTCACATCTTCTTGGATTGTTTTATAAAAATCAAAATTCCAAGCTCTAAATTGAACAATTCTATTAAAATAATCATACAAAGGCTGCATAGATTCACGTAGCTTGTCTATGAAGCGCGCTATAGCTTTCGCGTCCTCTTCACCCTCAGCAAAGGCAACTGCTAATGTTTCGCTATTCACTAATTTTGCTGGCATTCCAGCTGCTGCTGCTATGTTTTCAAGTATATTTTTTCTTGCGGATCGTGCGCTGGTGTCTATATTTTGAAGGTTTAGTGACTCGATTGACTCCTCTATTGAAATATTTAGAACGCTTCCAACAAGAGCGTCCTTCAGCATCTGACGCTTTACACCAGCAATAGATTGCATAACATTATTGATGATAGAACCTGGTGGCTTAAGTTTGGCGACAATAACACCCGCCTTCTTAGTCACCAAATCATCTGTAATCATCGACTGCAAGAATGATTTAAGTGGAAATAAAGCTCTCTGATAAACGCTACGACCAACATAACCATAAGCAGAAGTAGTATAATCAAGATATATAGGATCTTCGTTCATATGTATAGCGGTACGAGTGGGGTGATACGATTGCCCCTGTACGCTGATTGTAAAAGGCTTTAAAAATGAAAGTGCATTTGGATCTTGGTTCATAACTAATGATCCAGCAGTATTTAATGGATCAAATACGTTAAAAACCATCTTATTTTCGGCTAATTTCTCATAATTTAATGGTTTTGTGGGGTCTTGACCCTTTACAATGCAAGCTACAGAGCCAATTCCATAAATTCGAGCAATTCTAACGCAATTTGCTATGATTCTGTCAGCATCTATGCGCTGCCATTCGTCCAAATACGCTTTTCTGACTCTATCTTCTGCTGGTCCAGGTATATTGATCTGTCTACCTTGTGATTGTGCTAACTGAACAGGCACATCCACAAGTTTTGCGCCTAAAGGATGATAAGAATAGATCAGTTTACATAATTCATAAGACGCGTTGGAACCCAACTCGATATTATCGGCCATTAATATCTTCATTAGGGGCGAGCCTAATGAGGACGCCCCTAAATTATTATTTACTGGCTCTACTGTGAGCTCAGCAGGCATTGATTAACCACCCACCTCGGGTGGTACGAATGGCGGATATTCTTCCACCTCGCCCTCGGCCCTTTCAGCGGCTTCTTTTTCTTCCATTTCGAGCATCCAGGGCAGGTCCGGTTGACCAACGTGCCCAGGACGATTCAAAACGGGACTGCCATCAGGATTTCGATAAGGAATGGGCGGATTGATGGGCGAGCCATCAGGATTTCTGGGCTGTATGCTACCAGGAGGGCCTGGATCAAACGTGCCAGGAGGTCCAGAATGTTGCTTCCCTTCAGCATCGAGATTAGGTACTGCCCCAGGATGTTGGATACCGCTCTCCTGAGCGCTGAATTCCCGCTCACGAAGCGGTTCATTTGTCGGCCTATTCTGCGGATCAGGCATATACGTTCTCCTTGGGAATAATCGCCAGCTGACCTAACGGGAGGACACTTAGACCAGCTGGCGACGTCAATCCCCGACTAAGTCAGAGATTATTTCTTGGGTGTAGGTGCTGGCGGAAGACCCTGATCAGGCCTGTTGCTCAGATCGTATGCAGTCACTGTCCATGCGCCTTGATGCCAGACAGCAACGATGGTTTTGTTCGCGTTTTCGCCAGACGGAGGTGGAAGGGGAGGATTTGGCGTTACAGGCTGTCCTGGAGGAAGCCCTTGATCCGGAATTGGAGGAAGGCCAGGAATGTGGATCGGGTGAGAAGGATGCCCGCCACCGCCAGGAAGACCTTGATTCGGTCTATTTGGGCGCTGCCCAGGAAGTCCGTGATCGGGATGCCCAGGATGATAGATCGGACGATCATAGCCCGGATCACCGCTACCTTCCCCACCAGGAAGACCTTGATCAGGTCTGTCACCAGAACCCCAACCACCACCAAAACTGGGAAGACGACCACCGCCTTCACCTACAGGCCAGATAAGTACGAGTTGTGGACCTTGTGCCATGCGTTTCACTCCTGCTAAGTTGCGCCCCCAGACAAAAGTGGTAAGGAGATCACCTAGGAAAGTGAGGCCAAACCTAGGGACACTCAATCATCACAGCGCAAAGGTAGGAAAAACAGTGATGACTTCTGTCCTTACCAAAGTTCTATATCACCAAGGGCGCTTGCAACACCGTATGTGAAGCAATCGACCAGATCATCTTCCTGATCTTTAACGCCCATATTAAAAGTGTGAACTTGCTTTAACAAATGATTTGC